CTGGTGTTAACGGTCTTGCACTTACAGCAAAGCATACACCCGGTTTTAACTTCTTAGTCAAAGAGTTCAACGACATAGCATTTGCTACACCTAGTAATCTAAAAAATGTAGAACGCTATGGTATTACAAACGCAGTCGAACTAGCTAACGCAAAAGCACTACAAACAGGCCGATTGGCAATGGGATCTGCTCTTGTATTTATGGCATCAATGGCATGGATGCGTGGAGATCTTACAGGTAACGGGCCAGTTGACAGACAGAAAAGACAGCTATGGCTAGACTCTAAGTTTGAACCAAGAACTATAAAGCTTGGAGCTGTACGTGTAGGTTATGATACCTTTGAACCTTTCAACTTAATTATGTCAACAATCGCTGACGTAGGTGACGCAAGTTTACTTATGGGTGAAGAGTGGACAGAAAGAGAGCTACAAAAGATATCATTGGTGGTTGCACAAGCAATTACAAGTAAGTCTTATCTTGCTGGCATACAGTCATTTGTTGACTTGTTTGCTGGTAGACCGGGACAGTTTGATAGAATCATAGCTGGTTTAGTTAACAACTCTGTACCTCTAGCTGGTCTACGTAATGAAATGGGTAAATTATTTGTACCATACATGCGTGAGATTGGGTCTGGTATAGATCAGTCATTAAGAAACAGAAACTTAATTAGTGAAACTCTGACAAGTGAGCAGCTTCCTATTAAGTATGATATGCTAAATGGTAAGCCTATCAATAACTGGGACTTCTTAACTAGAGCATTTAACATGTTTAGTCCTGTTACTCTGACACTAGAACAAAGTGAAGGTAGATCGTTCTTATTTAACAGTGGTTATGACTTACGACTTTCTACATACTATGCTCCTGACAGCACTAACTTGACTGACACACCACGTATCAGATCATTGTTTCAAAAAGCTATAGGAGATCAGAACATTGAGCTTGAACTAAACAAGTTAGCAAAAGATCCAAAAGCTATTGCATCCTTAGAACTTATGCGTAAAGATATACGTGACGGTAAAAGAGCTCAGTATGATGCTCGTAACTACTGGCACAATGGTAAAATAGATCAAATATTTCAAGAAGCAAGACGTAAAGCTTGGGCATCAATAATGGAAATGCCAGAGGTGGCTGAAGTTATTGCTGAACAAAAAGAGAACAAACGTCAAAAGTATCTTAAAAAGGTACAGTCAAATGACCTCCTCAACATATACAAATAAATGGCAACAACATTCGTAGAATATACTGGGGATGGAAATGCGACCAAAGCGTTTTCTTTCCCTTCATACCAACAAGCTGACATAAAGGTAACAGTAGATGGCACAGCTAAAACAGCTGGCAGTCACTTTAACATTACTAGCTACACTACAACAGGTGGCGGTAACGTAGTCTTTACGTCAGGTAATATTCCATCCAGTCCCGCCCTAATTCGTATTTTTCGTGACACTGACGTAGATAGTGCTAAGGCTACATTTACAGCAGGGTCATCAGTCAAAGCAGCTGACTTAAATAATAATATAACACAGCTCTTGTATGCTGCACAAGAAGAGCAAAATCAACCAGAGCAAACTGCTGACATACGTGACGATGCAGTAACTACTGCTAAGATTAAAGATGCAAACGTTACATCTGCAAAGCTAGCTAGTGGTGCAGCTGTTGCAAATATAGCTACTGGTGGCATTACAACTGCAAAGATAGCAGACGACGCTGTTACAGCTGACAAGCTAGCTAACTCTATCAATACTGAAATAGCAAATAACACAGCTAAAGTAACTAACGCTACACATACAGGCGATGTTACAGGTGCTACATCTTTAACTATTGCCCAAGACGCAGTTACTACATCTAAGATAGCTGCTGACGCTGTGGTTGGTGCTAAGATAGCAGACAACGCTATTAACTCTGAACATTACACAGATGGTAGTATAGATACAGAACACATAGCTGATGATGCAGTTACTGCTGCTAAACTGGCAAACACTTCTGTAACTGCTGGTTCGTACAACACTGCAAACATCACAGTAGATGCACAGGGTAGAATTACAGCAGCAGCAGCTGGTAATGCTAATATTACTGACGGTCAGATAACAACAGCAAAACTAGCTAACGATGCGGTTACTACAGATAAACTCGCAGACTCTATTGTTTCTGACATAACAGCTAACAATGCAAAGGTTACAAACGTAACAACAAACCTTACTACTACTACAGCTACTGACTCAGTTACTGTAAACAGTAGTGATGGAACTAACGCAACAATAGGCGAAGCAACAAGCTCTGCTGCTGGTGTAATGTCAACAGCCCATCACGACAAGCTAGATGGTATTGAAGCTGGTGCTACTGGAGATCAGACTAATGCAGAAATTAGAGCAGCAGTAGAAGCTGCATCTGACAGTAATGTATTTACAGACGCAGATCATACTAAACTAAATGCTATAGAAGCTGGAGCAACAGGAGATCAAACTGCTGCTGAGATACGTACACTTGTAGGTTCAGCATCCGACAGTAACGTGTTTACAGATGCTGACCATAGTAAGTTAGACGGTATAGAAGCAAGTGCTACAGCTGACCAAACATCTACTGAAATAAAAGGGCTATTACAGTCTGACAAACTTACTCTGTCTGAAATAAATACTACTTCTTTAGATGGTAGATACTACACAGAAACAGAGTCTGACGCAAGATACTTTAACGTAAGCTCTGGTGACACTATAACAAGTGGTGTTTCATTTGCAGACAACGACAACACGATTGCTACAACTAAAGCTATCAACGCACGTATCATTGACCTAGTTGATGACGTAGGCGGCTTTGTCCCTATAGCAAGCGAAACTGCTTTTCCTTCAACTAACCCTGATGTAAATGATGGAGCTGGTACTCTTGTATCTATCAAGGCTATCGGAAGTACACGCACACCAAGCGGTGGTACAGTTACCATTTCAAACGGAGCTGGATCTAGCACTGTAACAATTACAGGCTGTGGATCTACAGTTCTGACAGCAGGCTTTGGTGTCATTGTAGAGACAACATCTACACTGCACACATACGCATTTCATAGGCTAGTACCAAAGGCGACTGAGGTATCTACTGTAGCTGCAAACGCAACTAACATTGCTGCGGCTGGAGCTAATACATCTAACATTAACTCTGTAGTTAGTAATGAAAGCAATATTAATACTGTAGCAAGTAACAACACTAATGTAACAAACGTTGGTGGTAGTATTAGTAATGTAAATACTGTAGCTACTAATATAGCGAATGTTAACGCTGTTGCAAACGATGCGACAGATATAGGTGTTGTAGCTGGTAAAGCAACAGAGATCGGTAGATTGGGTACAGCTGATGCAGTAGCTGATATGAATACCTTGGGTACATCAGCAATCGTGTCTGACATGGATACACTTGCAGATATATCAAGTAATATAACTACTGTAGCTAACAACTCGAGTAATGTAACAACAGTTGCAGGCATATCTGGTAATGTAACTACAGTCGCTGGTATATCTGGTAATGTAACGGCAGTTGCTAATGATGCAACAGATATCGGAACAGTAGCTGGTTCTATATCTAACGTAAATACAGTTGCTAGTGCTAACAGTAATATAACTACAGTTGCTAATGCTAACTCTAACATTTCAACAGTAGCTGGTAACAACAGTAACATCAGTACAGTTGCTGGTTCTATATCTAACGTAAACACAACTGCAAGTAATATTGGTAATGTTAACAACTTTGCTAATACATATCAGATAGCTTCCTCTAACCCATCAACAGATGGTGGTGGTAACTCACTAGCTGCCGGAGACTTATACTTCAATACTTCTTCTAATGAGCTAAGAGTATATAACGGTTCAGCTTGGCAAGGTGGTGTTACAGCAACTGGTAGTTTAGCTGGTCTAACTGCTAACACATTTACTGGCACTCAGACAATAAATAATAATAACCCTACATTAATATTTAATGATGCTAATGAGGGGCCTGATTATCATATAAATGTTACTAGCGGTGCGTTTCATATAAGAGATATTACTTCTGACGCAAATAGAGTTGAAATAAATTCTTCTAGTACTAAAATAAAAAATAATCTAGATGCTGAAAGTGGTCTTGACGTAACAGGAAACATCACAGTATCAGGAACAGTTGACGGTGTAGACATTGCTAGTCTTAACTCAACAGTTAGTGGTATTACATCTAACGCTACTCACACAGGAGAAGTTACAGGTAGTGGTGCTTTAACTATTGCGGACAACGTAGTAGACGAAGCAAACCTAAAGGTATCTAACTCACCTACTAATGGCTATGTACTAACAGCACAGTCTGGTAATACAGGTGGTCTTACATGGGCTGAAATGAGTGCTGGTGTAAGTAGTGATGCACAATACAACACCGTAGCTGGTACAAATGCTGGAGATGCGTTTAGTGGTACAAGTGCAGTACAGAACACTCTATACGGATATAATACTGGTACAGATATTACAAGCGGTGATAAACACACTTCAGTCGGTTTTGAAGCTGGTATGAGTGTTACTACTTCTGAACAGAATAACTGCTTTGGTTGGAA